CAGATAGACCAGCTTTAATGGCAATAAGAAAAGCATTAGGTTGTGATACTTTTGCTTCAGGCGGACGTGTAGGTTTACAAGGTGGAGGAAATCTTTTGGAATGTCCTATGGCTAAGTTTGCTCAAGATCCAGAAGGAACTCTTAACAGAGTAGGAGTGGCTGCTCCAGAAACTCGAGCCCCAATTATGAATGCTCTTAAAAAGTTTGGTGGTGGAGCTTTGAGATGGACAGGAAAAGCTTTTGTCGGTTTAGCTCCAGTTTTTGGTGCGATGACAGTTCAAGATGTAGCCAAAGGACTTGAAGAAGGACTTCCTGCTGGTGAAGTAGCTGCACAAGCAATAGGAGAATGGTCATTTCCTGGTATGGGGGAATGGCATAAAGATATACAACGAAATAAAATGATGAAAGATATTGCAAGTCCAGATGAACTTGCTTCTTTGGAAAAAAGCAAAAAATATGATGAGGGAAAAGCTTTATTAGAAGGTAGCCAACAAGCTGGTATTAGACATGAAAGTGCAGAGTCTCAAATAGAATATGCTAAAGAATTAATGGAAAAAAATCAGCCAACAGATGAAGATAGTAAAAATATATTTAAACTTATTCAAAAACAAGAAACAACGTATGATTTACAAAAAGAAGAAAGAAAAGGAATGCGAAAAGAGAGACAGGAAGAATTTTTTGGAGATCTAGAAGAAAAAGCAGAGTCTTATGGATATAATCAAGGCGGCCGTGTAGGTTATGCAAAAGGACCAAAGAGTCCAGGTAGAAGAACATTTATAAAAGGAATAAGTGCAGCAGCTATGCTTCCATTTATTGGTAAATATTTTAAAGCTGGAAAACTTTTAACCAAAGCTGGAGCATACACAGGACCAGTCATACAAAAAATTAAAGGCATGCCAGAATGGCTCCCGTCGCTCGTTAAAAGACTCTGGAACGAAGGTGAAGATGTAACTAAAACTGCAGCTACTATGGAAAGACAAGTTGTTAGAAGAGGAACACTTGAATCTGGAGATGATGTAGATTTAATCTATGACGTAGGAACGGGAGACGTGAGAATAGATGTAACACCTAAAAAGCAGTGGGATAACACGGGAAGTGGAGCTTTCAATAAAGAATATGGACTAGAACTTAAAAAAGGTGAAGAAATTGCAACTAAGAAAGGATCAATCAAAACAAAAGACGAATTTAGTGTTTCTGAATCACAACCTGTAAGAACAGGTCATCCTGAAGATCCTGATTGGGACTTAGATTGGTCAGAGACAACTGTAGATGATGCAATGTCTGATTTAACAGAACTTGAAGCATTTGCTAAAAATAAAACAACTAAAAAGATACACAAGCAAAAAGGTACTACGAAAAAGGATGTGAATCCCGAGGTAGAGTTTGATGATACTTATGATTTAGACTATGACATCGACTAGAAAATTAACAACCACAATACCCCCTAAAAGAGGACCTAATCCACAGGGGTTGAATATTAGCTATAATACTGTTAAGACTACAACAATACCGGAGAACATAAATGGCAACAATAGACAAGTCTTTACCCAACGAGGTAAGGAAAGAAATAAACATTCCTAACCAGGAAGAGCTACAAGTAGAATTTGAACAAGAGACAGGACCACAAGATACTAAAGGTCCGGTTGATGTTCAAGAAAACGAAGATGGTAGCGTTGATATAGATTTTGATCCTTCAAAAGTTAATCTTCAAGGAGGTGAAAACCATTTCTCGAATCTCGCTGAATATTTACCGGATAATGTATTAGATCCTTTAGGTGCAGAACTTGCTGACAATTACACAGATTATAAATCTTCTAGAAAAGAGTGGGAAAAAACTTACACTCAAGGATTAGAACTTTTAGGTTTTAATTATGGTGATAGAACAGAACCTTTCAAAGGTGCGTCAGGTGCAACTCACCCGGTACTTGCAGAAGCTGTAACACAATTTCAAGCGCAAGCTTATAAAGAATTATTACCCGCAGAAGGTCCGGTTAGAACTCAAATAATTGGCTTATCTACTCCAGACAAAGAAGCTCAAGCACAAAGAGTAAAAGAATTCATGAATTACCAATTAATGTCTCAAATGCCAGAGTACGAAGCAGAGTTTGATCAAATGTTATTTTATTTACCACTTGCAGGATCTGCTTTTAAAAAAGTTTACTATGATGAAATTATGCAAAGAGCAGTTTCAAAATTTGTACCTGCAGAAGATATTGTCGTACCGTATACAGCAACATCATTAGATGATTGTGAATCTATAATTCACAAAGTGCGTATGACAGAAAACGATTTAAGAAAACAACAAGTCGGTGGATTCTATAAAGATATAGAAGTTGATCCATCGTATTTAAATGAAACAGATTCAGAAAAAGCCCAAAGAGAATTAGAGGGAACAACTAAAGGTAGAGATCAAAAAATATTTACTCTTTTAGAATGTCACGTGAATATAGACTTAGAAGGCTTTGAAGATTTAGGTGAAGATGAAACACCTACAGGAATTAAACTTCCTTACATTGTAACTTTAGAAGAAGGTACAAGAAAAATATTATCGATTAGAAGAAACTTTGCAGCAGAAGATATAATGAAAACTAAAATTAATTATTTTGTTCATTTTAAATTTTTACCTGGTTTAGGTTTTTACGGTTTTGGTTTAACTCACATGATAGGTGGTTTATCGAGAACAGCAACAGCAGCATTAAGACAATTGCTCGACGCTGGTACCTTGTCTAACTTACCCGCAGGATTTAAAATGCGTGGTATTAAGATGAGAGATGAAGCACAATCTATTCAACCCGGTGAGTTTCGAGACGTAGATGCTCCAGGAGGAAATCTAAAAGATGCTTTCATGACACTACCGTTTAAAGAACCATCAGCTACTTTATTACAACTTATGGGTGTCGTGGTAGATGCAGGGCAACGATTCGCTTCGATTGCCGATATGCAAGTAGGAGACGGGAATCAACAGGCAGCAGTGGGCACGACAGTAGCTATGTTGGAGAGAGGGTCTAGAGTTATGTCTGCAATACATAAAAGATTATATGCTGCCATGAAAAAAGAATTTACGATTTTAGGTAGAGTATTTAAAACCTACTTACCCCCTGAATATCCTTACGATGTTGTTGGTGGACAAAAACAAATTAAACAAATGGACTTTGATGATAGAATAGATATTTTACCGGTTGCTGATCCTAATATTTTTTCTCAAACACAAAGAATATCAATGGCACAAACAGAATTACAATTAGCAACATCTAATCCAGAACTACATAATCAATATGCTATTTATCGAAACATGTATGAAGCATTAGGTGTAAAAAATATAGATACAATTTTAAAAAAACCACCACAACCAACTCCAAAAGACCCTGCATTAGAACATATTGATGCACTGGGCGCAAAACCATTTCAAGCTTACCCTGGACAAGATCACAGAGCGCACATTACAGCGCATTTGAACTTTATGGCAACTAACATGGTTAGAAACGCGCCAATGGTAAGTGCTTCAATTCAAAAAAACTGTTTAGAGCACATAAGTTTAATGGGTCAAGAGCAGATTGAGTTAGAGTTTAAAAACGAGTTGCAACAATTAGCGCAAATGCAACAGATGATGCAACAAAATCCTCAAATTCAACAACAGATGGTACCTTTACAACAAAAAATTGAAGCAAGAAAAGCTATTTTGATTGCTGATATGATGGAAGATTACATGAAAGAGGAAAAACAGATTACTGGAGACTATGGTAATGATCCAATTGCACAATTAAGAGCAAGAGAGCTTGATATTAGGGCACAAGATAATGAACAGAAGAAAAAAGAAGCTGAAGACAGATTAAATCTTGAAAAAATGAAAACAATGATGAATCAAGGCGTTCAAGATGAAAAACTTGATCAAAATGAAGAATTAGCAGAGTTAAGAGCTGATACTTCGATTGAAAAACAAGAAATGGCGAACGAAAATAGATTAACGCTCGCTAGAATGAAACCAAGAGGAAACTAAGGAGGAAAAATGGCTTGGAAAGGGTATGCACCAACAAATAAAGAAAAAGTGATTACAACTCCAAGGGTTGATAATAAAAAACCCAAGGATAAACAACCTGTAACTGGAACAAGAGCGGCTAGAAAACAAAAACCAGTAACTTGGAGCTAATATGTGGTTTGGAGCAATTAAATTAGCGTTAAACGCTGGAACACATATTTACAAAAAGCGTCAAGAGACAAAAATGGCTATGGCTGACGCACAACATATGCATGCGCGAAAGATGGCCAGCGGCGAGGAACAATACCAGGGCAAACTTTTAGAGGCTCGGCAAAACGACTATAAGGACGAGGTCGTTTTGGCGATTCTCACATTGCCCATAATAATTTTGGCCTGGGGGGTCTGGTCGGACGATCCGGCGGCTATGGAGAAGATAAAAATGTTCTTTGAGCATTTTTCAGCACTGCCCTCGTGGTTTACAAATCTCTGGATTCTTGTATGCGCAGCATATTTGGTATCAAGGGAACACAAATATTTAGAAATGGAGGGAAAAAATAATGCCGTTTAAATCAGAAAAGCAAAGACGATATATGCATGCTAACCACCCGGAAATCGCAAAGCGATGGGAGAAAGAGTATACAAAAGGTGGAAGAGTAAAAGTTAATGAAGGTGGATATATTGGCCCAAGCATTAGAGGTGAGTATGGTGGAGTTAATTTATCAAATCCACACAACAAGAAATATTATAAAGGAATGATATAAGTGGATCCGTTAGTAATTGTATCAAAGATACAAAAAATAATGCGAGACAGTTTACAGAGAGTTGGAGATGCCATGATAAGCGGTGGTGTTGACAATATGGAAAAATATCAGTATATGTTAGGACAGGCAAGAACATATCAATATTTACTACAGGAAATCTCTAACCTGCTAGAAAAAAAGGAGCAAAAAGATGAGCAAGGAAACGTTGTCGATATCGGAAAAGGAAATTCCAAAACATAGGAATGCACTTTCTGAAAAATACCTAGACGAAGCCAAAGGTGAAAAAGAACCTTTGAATCCAGACAATATACAAAACGTAAAAGACCAGCTACCCGAACCTAGCGGCTGGCGACTTTTAGTTTTACCTTTCACACCGAGAGAGAAAACTAAAGGTGGAATTATTATTGCACAAGAATCATTAGAGAAATTACGTATCGCAACTAATTGCGGTTATGTTTTAAAGGTTGGACCATTAGCTTATTATGATAAGGAAAAATTTACAGAAGGTCC